CAAGCCACGGTAAAACTTCCGGTATAATCAATACAACCCGGTTCACACATTTCTACACCAATATGCGTGTTATTACTTGCACCGCCTCCGTGCCATCCTCTGTGGTCCCATGGCAGTGTCTGATATACCGTACCATCGTTTCCATCAATAAATGCATGAACGCACGCTCTTCCGTAAGATTCTTTGTTCCAAGATTTAATAAAAACAGAGGCCTTAGGTTGAGCGCATCCAACCGAATGCAACATCAAACCCTTGACCTCTATCTTTCTTCCTGCCGTATAACACGGATTCTTTTCTAAAATGGATTCTACCAACTTCATTTATTCTTCCCCCTTGTCTCTTAACTGCTCTAAAACTGCCTTAATTTTTTCTGGCACCGGAAGACCCAGTTTTGCAGCATTTTCAAGTAAGGACACACCTTCGTTAGAGATATAAAAAAAGATAATCGCTGTACGAAGTACACTGCCCGTACCGATTACCGAAACATCTAACACATTGGCGATTCCTACCATCATAAAAATAAGAGCCTTCCTGCATATTCCCTTAAAGCCAACTTCACTGGAAAGCCGCTTCTCAAAAATTGCAACTAATACACCCGTGATATAGTCAGCAACTACAAAGAGCACCAGCGCATATAAAAAGCCGTCATAGCCTCCCATGAAATATCCAAGCCAACCACCGATGCCGGAAAATACTAACTGTATCGTGTTCCAAATACTCTTCATGATGCTTTTCCTCCTTCTTATGTTTGTATGAAAAAAGGACAGCCACCATAGCTGTCCTTTCCACCCATCTTTATTCCGTTTGCTTTGGCAGGGCCTCCCAAAGCCTCATATCTTCCTGTCCTAAAGACCACACTGCCATTCCTCTAAGTTGCCACTTATATGCTGCCTGATTTGACCAGTACACCAAAGAGTCTACATCCTGGTAATATAGGATGGAGAACCCATCTGCATCTCCAAGAAACAGCCTTGCTATCCACACATTGATATCCACTGGCTTTACTGTTACAGTATAGTTCTTACCGCATTCCAGTTCCATAATGTCCGAATGTACAAAATCATAATCCATGGAGATTGCTTCCGTCCTTGTATCACTTTCTTCTATATCCTTTGTCACTCTAAATACTTGAAAGTCGTAGTCCCATACAACATTACTACGAGAAACTCGTCCATATACTTTTGTTGAACCATCCGGAAACCGGATATCAAATCTCTCATATGGCTCATAAGTCCAAGCATCTCCAATGCGAAGCAACTCACAAATTGCACGTTGTTCTGACCTAAAACCTGCAGCACCACCCATGAAACTGTTAGCATAAGCTGTAAACCGTGGTGTGTAGGCAGTACCGGAATACACTCTGACCTTATCTCCTCGAATACGCATTTCAAATGTATATGTGGACGGGTCCTCCCGGAGCATATCATCACTGGTCTTTTCATAGGTGCTTGCATAAGAACCAAGCAACTCATCTCCCTGATATAACTCAAGCCTCTGACTGTCATAGTTAATACACAGAAACAAATCTCCCACAAACACTCCGGTTCTGCCACCACCCTCTTCCGGGATGGCAATTCTGCACCGTATATGCAGGTCTTTAAACCCGGAATATGCCCATCCAACTTTCCCCATACCGTCCAGTTGCGAATACGGTCTGGAACTCGTGGATTCCATATCCCTCCATACCCTAAACTCTCCGGAATAGGTAGTCCAGTAGCTTCGTGGCAAATACGGTGTATCTCTGAAATCCTCATACCATATGAGTGCAGAGTCCGGTACCCTTCGAAGCACCTCTGGTGTCAGACGAAATCCCTTGTCCGGCTTACAGCTGTTTCCGTCCACATCAATAAAATTTCTTGGAGAAAGTTTATACACTGCTTCCCCACCATATCTTCTTTCATAGAAAAAATCGCAGACCTTGAAACCATAAAACAGCACTCCTTCTGCCACCGTTTCCACTACCAACTTGTAGGTTCCGGCTTTCAGTTCCAGCCACTCTGCAAATAACATCCAACAAGAGCTGCGCCAGTAAGGCCACCACAAACGTTCTTCAACATAAGTAATCGTGTGTAATGGTAATATTTCTTCCTTCTCCTCTTCCGTAGTTTCTCCACCCTCACCGGATTCATCCTCCGATTCCTCCGGTATGGTTTCTTCTTCCGAATCTTCAGATTCTTCCCCCTCCTCCGGCTCCTCCTCTTCCGGAGGAACTTCAAACAGGGAGAGTTTTATTCCGTTCTGGTCCCAAAACGGAAAACATATTTTAAACGGAATATCGTAATATCCATCCTCTTCAATGGTAAATTCATATTCGAGTTTACCTTTTGCTCCCATGGATGCATAGGTGTGTTCCAATCCTACAGAACCGGATTTCTCCGTTGGATCACCACCACCGATATCCACATACACCTCTCCAAAGTCAACCTTCTGTTTCTTGGCATACACGGTCAGATATCTTCGTCTGTTGTAGGTATCCGTTACTATCGGACTATCATACTCAATGGCATCCTGACCTTCCATGTAATCGTACACATGAGGCAATGCCCAAGGTACATGGTCATAATCATCCCAGTAAGCAACAAAAGGAATAAACGGCTGAGGTGGCGCATCATCCGTGAAGTTATAAACTCCGTTCAACCAGTTTTTTGCAGCATAATAAGTCTGCGAGGTTGCCCGGTAGGAGCGTCCCATATCTTCAAGACTTTGGTGTATTCTCCAGTTCCATCCATAGGCCGGCATCCCAAGAAATATCTTTCCCGGTGTCATAACCGAGGAAGCATAATCATAAATGCCATCAAGCCAGTCCTTTGGTGATACTGGTCCCGGAGCACTGCCTGCCCAAGCCATACCATAACTCATGATTGCTGCACTGTCACAGTATGCATCCAGGTCACCATAAACGCACCAGTTTTCTCCACCAACGGAGCCCTGTTCTCCAGTCATTCCCGGCAAGCAGATGTTCATTTCTTTTTCTCCATCATATTCCTTAACCGTATCATATATCCTTTTAAAAAGAGCATTTGCTTTATCTTTATTTTCATAGCCTCCGCCTTTTTCAAGGTCAATATCGATACCGGAAGCCCATGGATATTCTTCCATGATACGGACAAGTTCTGAAATAAACACATCCTGTGCTCCATCCGTATTTTCCCTAAGTGCCGTAAAAATAGAAGCGTAACCGTCATTTGCCACAGTAAGTAACCAACGGATGTGCGGCCACTTCTCCACATAGGAAGAAATGCGATTAATGTTTGTGGTATCCGCTGTTATCGCTCCGGTTTTATCTACCTTAAAGCAGAATACGCCCACGGTATCAAAACGGTCACCATATTTGTCAAGTGCCTGATACATTCGTGTGTTGCACATGAATGTCCACACCATGCATTTCTTACCCTGTAAATAATCTCTCATATCAATTCGCTCCCATTCTGCATCTCCTGAAAAGCCACCAATATTCTGGCTGACTTTCCCTTTTCCACCGTAACAGTGTGTTTACTGTCACAGGCAGCACAATACTGGAAGAATCCCTTCTTCTCCGTAGCCTTTCCGTTTTTTAAACACTCCCTTGTGGATGCCAGAAGTTCCAGTGTATCATCCGCATTTACCGCCTTTGTAAAAGTTGCAGTATGCGCTCCTGTTCCCGTGGCAAGAACAACACTCCCTGCCTTCATAGCATCCTTCGGATATATTTTAAAGTCCATCCCAGCACTGGTTTCTCCAAGATTCGGAACAATAATGGTATCCATTCCACGGATGACCCCATTAAAGAACCGCTTTCCTTCCACAGCTTCCTCACCGGAATATGTTGCAAGCATCTCCTTAGTGTTGATGCTGTATCCGGACACACAATCTCCCTCTGTCAGTGCCATATCCGTAATCCACAGTTCTCCAGAGCAGTCATCCATAACCAGTTTTACCGTCACGCTAACCACCCGCTTATTCTCCTTTTTGGTTATACATTCCGAATAACGCTCAAACTCCATAAGCACACCTACCCATCCAGTGTCCATGGAAGTTCACTCACATGGCCAACCCATCCAGTCGGAAGAGAACCACCCTGCAGTTGCATATCAGTAATATAAAATTCCCCGGTACAGTCCGTGACACATACCCGTATCTTTATTGCCACTACCCTCTTTTTTACGGACGGGTCTATCTTCCGGTACACATTAGAAAACGCTGCCATACGTGCCTCCTAACATAAATCCACAAATCTTGTTTCTGTAGTTCCATCCTCATATTCAATCGTGATTTCCACACCGACCTGTCCGGCATCACCCTTTATCAGCTCATTGGTGGAAATCTCCGCTGAAAAAGTATAACAATCCCGGTTGGCAGGTGTCACGGTCTGCGCCATGCTAAGCGTCCTTCCCGCCACTCCGGTGCATTTAAAGGAAGCGCTACCGGAATTACCCTTTGTGGTATCCACCTCAAATCCGCAATTTTCCCAGTAAGCCATATCATTGTCTGCACGGGAGTTCCTAAGATGATTGAACGGCACCATGTTTTTAATGTCCTGTGAATTTATCAAACTTGT